TCAAATGACAGGGTTACACCTACTCTATTTGCAAATAATTCTTGGTGTGCATTTGCACCATGCCCAGAATTAGGAGAAATAATAACTCTAAATGTAGCACCAGACCCAACACCAGTTGTTTGAGATATAACTACTTCAGCTTTGGTATATCCAGAGCCTGGAGTTGTAACTGAAATACCAGTTATATTTCCATTAGAGTTGACTACAATAGATGCAGCTGCACCAGAACCATCACCAGTAATACTGACAGTCGCATCGCCAGAAGTGTAGTTATTGCCCACGGCGGTTACGATAATATTATCAATTGCGCCGCCAACAGCAGTGCTCTCTACTGAAGTTTGTAGAGATGCGGTTTCTGTACTACCCAAAACTGCATCAGCAGTTGCTGCAGTGGTGAATCCACCACCAGTAAGTCTAACATCTGCAAATGAGTATCCACTGCCCGCATTGGTGATAGTAATAGCACTAACAGCTCCAGAATCTATGGATGCAGTTGCAGTCGCCCCCGTACCATCTCCAAGTATTTGAACAGCAGGAGCAGAGGTATAACCAGCGCCGCCAGAACTTACAGTAGCACTGTCTATTTCTCCATTGACATCAAAAGCTGGGTCTCCAGCACCAGACGATACTCTTACTGGCATATAACTAGTTGACAAAAATTTAGTTCTGTCTGCAGCACCTATTTGAAACATAAACTTCCATTTATAACTATCGGAAGTTTCAAAAATTTCAGTTCCAGTGCTGGTGGGTTTTACTGTACTTTGTCCATTATCGTTATTATCGATGCACTTGTATACGTTAAAACCATCAGTCAAAACATAAAAATTAGCCGCTGACAATTTACTAGCACCAGAATTTGAGGTGTTAGTTGAAGATAAGGCATCATCATACTTATCGTAAACGGTTCCACTAACCCAATCAATCCGACGAGCTAGCAAAGCCACATCAGCGGTTTGAACCTTCTTTACAAAAAGAATGTCACGCCTAAACTGAGACATGTCCACCCGATTATCATTAGATGTATCGGGGGCAGTGTCATCTGTCCAAGTTTGAGTTCTGGAGGCCGCCAGGAAATATCTATCGTTATCGTTATAGATATCCCTGTAAAACGACCTCGCCTGTTGAACTCTGGCCTGGTCTCTTAAAAGAATTGCCATTTAGCACTCCTAGTTTTTATTAGGAGTCGCTGACCGTCACAGTCCAAGTAATTTTTAACGTATCCGCTGCGGCTTTATTCACGGTAGAAAAAACCGTCCGACACAGAAGCGTTCCAGAAGAAGAGGCATTCAAGATACCCGCTTCAACGACAGCTCCAGTACCAGTGCCGGCGGGAAAGTCACCAACGTAAGTAATTGCATTACTTGATACAGTGGTTGAAGTCAATGCAACTCGACCAAGTTCTGATCCAAGAGCAGTGTTACCAGCGGCAGCAGCTGTATTGTCAGAACCGATTGCCATGTGCGACATTGCAGTAGCAGTCGCATCTTTCATACGAGACGCGATATAATTAAGACCGTTGTTCACAACAACATTCTTAATACTTTGGGTATCAATCAGAGACCCATCTTTGTCAAAGAGTTCGATTGTCAAGTGACCCTTTGCATCCAAGGCATTATTTTGCAACATTTTATGTTCTCCTTTGGTTTTGCCTATTGTTGTTATTTATAATCTTTTTAGAAGTTAATTACGGTATCTGCCACATAATCTTCAGCAAAATATGTCAAATCAACCGTATATGATTGTGATATTAGATTACCCGTATCAGCAGCACCAAATGTGTCTGCAGCTGTAGTTGTAACATCTAATTTGTCAATTGCATCGGCGGAATCAGCATCATCGGCCGCAGTGGTTGTAACATCAAACTTATCGAATGTGTCTGCAGCACCTACACTATCTGAAGGAACAACACCAATGTCGAACTTATCTACAGCGTCTTGTCCTACAAACGTATCAGCCAATACTGGGCCAGCTTCCACGGATGGGGAATCGGCGGCAGTATATGTATCTGCGGATGTTGTGGTAACATCAAACGCAGTTGAATCATCAACATCACTAGTATCAGCAGAAGTTGTAGTGACATCAAATGTTGTTGAATCTTGCATGGCAGCAATTTCAGAAGGAGCAGTCGTTACATCGAACTTATCAAATGTGTCTGCAGCGCCAACACTTTCACTAGGTCTGACTCCAGGCTCAAGAACTACGCTGTCTGCCGTGTCAAATGTATCATCTGGTTCTCTGAAGAAGACGAATGAAGCTACCACGGTCTCGCTGAAGTCAATACTATCAGCAGCCGCCATCGTGACATCAAAAGCAGTAGTATCATCTACATCAGGACTATCTGCAAGGACTTTACCAACTTCCTTCTGTGGTTGGCCAAGTTCTACATAGTCTTCCGCAAAGTAATCGCCTGGGGCAAACCTCTCGTGATAATCATCATCGCCATCTTCGTTTGCACCCAAGGTAAAATAGTTATCTCCAGTTGGAGTTCCATCAGAGGTTGCATAATAGTTGCGAACCAAAGTACCATACAACACATACGGCCCAACTTCATCTGAGATACCAACACTATCAGATGAGACCTTACCAAAATCTATTCTATTGAAAGTTGTTCCACCAGCACGAGAGGCAAAACCATCGCCTGGGAATATTTCATCTGGCCCAGCTTCTCCAATTTCAACTGCCTTAACCACAGTTTCATCAACAAGAATTTCTTCCGTATCTGGATACTTGAAGAACATGTAAACATCTGTTTCCACGCCAAAGTGAGAAGATAAATCCAAGTCTTGTTTGATTTGCAAATCACCAAACAATCCAAATCCAGCGGCATGAGTAGCTCGTTTTACATAATCGTTCCAAGTTGATTGTTGATTTTCACTTTCAACGGAATAAGAGAACGGTTGATACAATCTGTTATCATAAAGTCTATTGATGTCTGAGAGGAATGAACCGGCATCTCTATGCGTTCCCAATAGCACAGAATTATATCCCGTCTTACAATCAATCGTACACGTTTGACTAGTAGACGATGTGATATCAAAAGTAAAGTCTGCACGAATAAATCCAACACCAACAGCCATAATGTCAAACGCAGTTGGATATCCATCAGACCCTATTTGTTTTACTCTAATGTAGGCATCATTAGAAATACCTGTGAGGGTATAGTCCTCTGCAAAATAATCCAGAGCATATACACCTAAAATATCTCCACTTTCTGATATCTTAAATGTATCTCCCTTTTGAAATCCACCGGCAGTGGTAGAAGACCCGTCTTTGATTTCCTTAAACTTCACTTGAGTCAGGATTCTGATAGGAATCATCTGAGCCTTAGAAATATTAGACTCATCATCTTTTGTTGTTATAAAAGTAGTTACAGGAGCAGGATTAACTTTTAATGATGGTGTATTATTGTATCCCACACCCATGGCATTATTAATAAAACTAGTTTGTGTAATTACGCCTGTTGTATCATCAGGGCCCACATATCTTCTGGGTTTGTCCTTTAGTCTGGTAGTAATCACCGCGTCACTAGTGATTGTATCACTTTCATTGGGAGTGATGGTTATACTTGGATTAGCACTGAATCCTGTTCCACCATCAAGTATCAATACCTCAGCAATCTTACCATTGGAGATGGTATCTACTTTGAATTTTACGGGGGGAGTTCCCGACCCACCAAAAAAGGAGGCGGGGATTTCTATAATTTCTCCCTTGAAATAATCGTCACCAGCATTTGTTACTGTAACACTAGCGATGGCATTACCAGAAATTGAAACAGTAAAGGTAGCACCAGAACTACCAGTTGGGTTTGCATCAGTGACAGAGGTTGCTTTATCTTGAACTCCAGCAAACCTAAACTTAACAGTACCATCTATTTTATCTGGGTGTCCCTCGTGAGTCGGCCCACTACCAGTGGATTTACTTGTACCAGCCCCAACAACCACATATTGTCTACCAGCAGCAGTTTTAACATGATCACCAACAGCATATTCTTTTGATTGGGCCCATTCGGTGTCCAATCTTGCAGTATAGTCCGAAGCAGTAACAGTGTAAGTACCATCAACCACAGTTGAAGATGGATTTTCAAACGCCCCACCAGTTCCAGTTCCCGTCACGGAGGCGATGGCACCAGATACATAGGCGTGCAACATCTCATCATATCCAGCCTGACCGATACCAGCACCTACAACTTCAAATGAAGTGGGTAGATTTAGTGTTAGTTCATAAGCTTGCGGATTGGTGTAAGCAATTTTTTTGACACGTTCAACCGTTGCATTTTTTTTGTAAGACTGTGTTGCACTACCAGTTGAAATCTTGTAATGAATATCAAGACTGGCGCCCTCGTAAAACTCAGGTTCATTTGTTGCGGTTGTTGCTTTATTTACTTTTACAACATAATCTTGTTGCCAGACATTCGATGATGGTCTAAGAATATATTGTTCTCTATTTACAACAGAAACGTCTTCGTCAAATAGAACCTTAAACAGATATTTAACTGCTTCTGGACTACCCTTAGCAGTGTAAAACTGATTGATATTTTTTATTGTTCTTGATAATTTTGCGCTTGACGTTTGCGGCAAATCTTTTGCATAGTCTTGATAAAATTCTTTTAGAAAATTATCATCGGTGTTGATACTACCATCATCATTGAAGTCAACATCCAATTTAGACAGAAAGTCCTGCAAAACTTTAAGTGGGCCGTGTTTGGTGGCGTCACTACTAGTTTGTTGCATAAACTGATAATATTTTTGTATGAACGTAGCGAATAACGGAAAGTCATCCTGCATGAACTCTGGTAATTGATTTTTTACATAATTATCAATTTTTGGTTGTGAATATACATCACCCTTGTTTATCTTATTGACCGTAGTGGTAAAAGTAGCACCGAGTCCATTGTTGATACGAGTAATAGTAGCAGTGATTGAATCATCGGATGGTAAACCACCAATGTCAAGAGGATTTACTGTTAAAGTATCAAGTTCTTTATATCTGTCATTACCATCGTTGTTGACGGTTATATCAGTTACAGCACCCGTAGAGTCAACCGTGATGTTGACTGTTGCGCCACTACCAGTATCAGAATTCGTGGTAGTTGGAATATTGGTATAAGTGCCGGCATCTCGGTTGGAGTCAACAGAACTGGTATTTAATAGTCGAGTGGGAGAACCAATCACATACGGTACGGGAGCGGTGTTGTATCCATCGCCCTCTTCTGTTATTGTTACACCCGTAATGACACCGCCAGTCAGTGTTAAAGTAGCAGCAGCTGTTACTGGATTATCACCCGTAGGAGCAGGAAAAAACAGAGTGGGCGCAACAGTATAACCACTACCACCATTTGTGATAGTGATACTATCTACGAACTCCAGAAAAGATGGTATTCTATTTTTCATTAATCATCCGTAATTCTTGGAACAACCGTGACGTTTACACCCCGTTTGATATTGTTGGGCAAGTCCTCAATACTATCATCCAAAGACAAAATAATATTTCTAGCAGGCAGAGCATCTACTGCATAATTTTGTTCTGCTGTTGATCTAACCAACAGGTCTGTAGAAATATTTTTTGCAGACTCATGAGGCGACACCACAAGAAGTATATCGTCATTACCAGCTCCAGACACATCTGTGACAATCATACTAGTAATATCTAGGGAACCAGTATCATAGTCAATTGTACCTAAGTTTTGTGCAACAACTTGGTTGGTGCTTTTAGTTTTTAATTGAAGTATACCTTGACCAGAATAAACTGGAGCCATGACATCATCATTTGGAACATCAGATATGTAAACCACTTCCCTCGCGCCATTCAAGTCTGCTGTAAAATAGTTAGACCTCACCGACAAGGGTAAAATTTTGTTGTTATACTTTGGTTCATATCTGGTAGCCACATCTTTTGTTACCGTAACTTTTTTTACTAAACGCATCTCAAGGTTGTTACCAATGATAGAACTTGACACATCATTTATTTCTTTAGAAAGTTTTGAATAGAAGAAATTTTTCTTTAATTCATTCAAATTAGTTTCAAAGTGATTTTCAATTGCGTTTATCACCAGACTTTCAATTTCTGCAGCCGAACTCGTGGTTAATTTTGGATCATAGGTCACGCTGACATTAAATCCAAGAAAAACATTATCTGGATCAACAAATTCTAACTTTAATCCAATAGGCATTTTAGGAGTTAATACACTACTTTCAATAGTATCTTTGTCTGCTTGAGTGATTACGAATCCCGCAGCAGCTTGAAGAGATAGAAAAATCTTTCCGTAAATGGGCGGAACATTGTCTTCACCACCCCAAGCAGTTACGGATTTGATATTTGGATTAGAAGCTTTTACAGCAGACTCATAGTCTCCCTTTGTAACAACCCGACCCTTAGCAGAATTAAATCTTGGTGCGTTGAAACGAATACTATCGATGGTCTCTCTGTCTTGCCCGCCAGCGGAAGCAGATACAGTCGTACCAGTTACAGTTTCCGCATTTCCAGTAAAGTTTGTTGGAGATCGGAAACTTCTAGCACCGTTCCCCGCGACACCATTTGAAACTATATAATCTACCAAAACTACATTATCGGTGTCTAAGTTTTTACCTAAAATACCGTCCCCAAAAGTTACTTGATAAAATCCATCAGTTCTCTCTTCCAAGAAATAAACCTTTGAATCTGCCTTTAGGGTGAGGATGTTTTCTGACAGAGTAAAAGTGCTTAGTGCTGCGTTGAGAGGAGCGGTTTGAATCCTTACTCTGAGTGTAGTAGTATCAACACCAGCAGTCGAGAGAACCACTGGCCCAGACCTATTCGTAGAACTTATAACTTCAGAGGCAGAACCTCTGACACCTTCGACCAAGTTCACATTGGTGAATCTAAATGCGCCGACACCATCAACTACAGTTTTGTTTACAGTGTAATCTGTATCTGGGACAAACGTAAATCCACGACCTTGGATAACACTATTGAAAACCTTGTCTCGTGTCAAGGTAAGTGAAGTACCAGTGAAATCTGGATCAGGTACTACTGTCAGATTAATAACTGCTTTTGCTGACCTAGTAGAACGTGGGGTATATCCCATAGTCTTCGCAATAGAAACTACAGAGTTTCTTTTTACGGCAGAATCAATGAACGCCTCATTAGACACCATGTGGGCGAGAACTGCATTGTAGTGAGTGTTGTATGCCAATAAATCAACTAGAGCAGTTATACCAGAAGCTTCAAAATCATAGTCCTCAAACTCGCTTTGATTTTTTAAGAAAGTTTTAAGATTGCTTTTAATAGTATCAAAATCTAATTCTGTTACATTCTTAACTGCCATTTTCCTGTCCTATATTTCGGTGCTAAGATATTTGGTTACTGTGGTTGTTGTCACTGGCCCAGCGCACCCAGCGACAGAACCAGTGACAGCGATGGGGCGGCCGCCTGCTGTGACCGTTGCTGAACCAGTTGATATTGTGTTCGGCGGGTGAGTGTTTGCGCCAGATGTATGAGCAGCAACTGTATCACCAACAGCCAATATTTGTACCCCACCAGCAGTATACTTTTCACCAACTGGCAAAGGGGTTATCGCGGCGGTTCCTGCTACATCTACTACTGTGCCTGGAGCCGTAAAAATTGGTTTTAGTTCTAGTGTAGACATTATCGTAACCTCTCCAATACAATATCAAGTTCCTGTCTTCTTTGTATTCCAAGAACATAAAAAGATATCTTAGCAGTAAAACTATTTGCGTCTGGTTGTGGGTTTACTACAACTCCCTCAACTCTGGCCCTCTTTTCATAGTTATCAATAACTTGTTTGATTTCAGATGCAATAAGTGAAGCAGTTGTAATATCTGCTGGTTCAAATAACAATTGAGCAAGCGGAGACCCAAACTGGGGCTGAAATGGTTTCTCATAGTATTGTGTTCTAATTAAAACCTTCAACGCTTGTTTTACTGCCGCTACATCCGTCTTACGAGCGATATCATTCGTATTCAAATTTCTAGCAAACGACAAATCAAAATCCTTATAGATTTGACTTGGTTTGTTTTGTTTTATTACTGAATCAACCATAGATACTATTTATAAGTTTACGTTGAATAAACTGAGTCAACTTCATTTGTTATTTTAGAATCAGCTTCGCCTGGCACAATCCTTATAAAATTACTAGGATCGCTCAAAACATCTTTCAATCTGTCTATACTCGGTGACAATCCCTCCGAAATAATTTCTTCTAAATCTAATAGACCATCAAACGACTGTGCATTAACGGTCAATTGTTTTTCACCATTTTTCGCTTTTTCTATACTAGGAACTGATTCACATAGGTTCTCTAAGTCTCCGCCGAGCTCGTTCAAAAACCCAGAAGGATCATCAAGAATCCCATTTATAACATCGTCCTCATCACCGTATTTTTGTTTGAGTCTTTCTACCTCATTCACAAAGTTTTGCCCGTCACTGGCCAAATTAAGAACTACCTCAAGTTCCTGCGCGAAAGGTATTCCATTCTTCGTTAAATCATCAAGAATTGTATTGATTGAAGGAAACTCACCCTGTAATAAAGCTTTCAAGCTAGCGTATTCAGCTAACATTTTTACTTCTAGTGCGGGAAGTCCCAACGCACCAGTTATCTTATCGGTAGTTTTATCAATAAGAGCGTCGAATTCTTCGCTGAGTTTATCTATCTCATCAGCGAGTTTTCCGAACTCTTCTCCTATACCTTTACAGGACATTTATATCTCCGTTATACAAGGGCAATCGCTGCACCAGTAATTGTAACCGAGCTGCCAGCCCCGCCAATCTCTGTGGCACCGATACCACTATTACCAAACTTGGCTATTCCAGCCTTAACATCAATATTAATTCCACCGGCGGTAACAGTTGATGTGTATCCACCAGCAGTAATAGTTTCCGCAATACCACCAGCGGTGATATCGGTGACTATACCACCAGCGGTGATGTTATTAACAATTCCGCCAGCAGTGATATTGTT